TCTATTTCTCCTTTACCAAATCCACCTGTAATTCTTTTACCACTTCTACCAGCATTTTCAGTAAAAAGAATATTATCATATCCCAAATCATAGTGAAGTGAATGTGAAACTTGTTCACCGATATCATTAATTTCTACAAGAACAGCAGAATCATTATAACCTCTTGCTACTCCGTGTATCATACTAGCATAATCAACAGGTGAAATAGCATTATTTCTATAAACACAAACTTGTTGATAAGGCATAGATGTTACATCTAAAACCTGAAAAGCAGAATAATCCAGTCCCTTACCACGAGAAACATCACATACTGTTATATATGCGTGTTCTTTTTCTGCTTGTTTATATTGTGTAAGACCTTCTTTGTCAGACACAGGATTCATATGAACAAGTTCTTTTAACTTCCAACCAGCAATCAGTGTTCCAGATGATCCTAGAAATTCACACTCATATTCTTGCTGAAACTTTTCAATATCAAAGTTCATAGCAGCAAGAGTTTCATCTTTCCATTTATCATTACGGTTAGGAACATCTTGCCACATAACTTTCATAAAGTTATATTGATTTCTTTTTTGAACAGCATTTACCCATATACTATAGAAATGATTTAAACCATTTGGTGTTGAAACAAGAACAATTTTAGTTTCATCTCCTGAAGAGATAGTAGGATAAACAGAAGTAAAGAATTCATCCCATCCTTCAATAAATGCTGCTTCATCAATAAAGAGTAAGTTGATAGCATAACCACGAATAGCACTTGAAGATGTAGCAGCAGCAATAACTCTTGAATTATTTTCTAATTCAAACGAACCTTTATTCCATTCAGTTACACCCTGCTGTAACCATTTGGGCAAATGTTGATAAGCAAGTTGAATTTTACCAAGAATTTCTCTAGCAGTATCACCCTTGTTTGCTAGAAGTGCTACTGTTTTTTCTGAATGAAATATAATGTACCAAAGAATAAAACCGCAGGTGGTTGTAGAATTATGAGTTGGTATAAAATGTTTGGAGCACAAAAATAAATGATTATCACTTTCAACCACTATACATTTTGTTGGAACAGATTCTACTTTTTCAATTTTTCTAATAAATCTAGAATTTATATATGATGATACTTTTATTTCTTCTCTTTGTTTATCTAACTTTCTGGAAAGTTTAAATATTTTAAATTTAGATTTAGGGCACTGAAAATATAATCTAGCAGAATTTGTTTTTTTATACTCTTTTCTGAAAACTTTAAATCCTAAACTACATAATAATTCGTAAACATCTTCAATTAATTGTGGATATTTTGAATATGATAAAGATATACAATTTTGACCATTTTTCTCAACCCACCCATCAGTGTCCATCAACCCTCGTAAAAGTTCTAATCTATTTTCAATGCTATTAATTAAATAATCTGATGGAATATGTTTATTTTTTAATAAATTATATTTTTTTAAATCTGTATAAAGGTTATACATAGTTCCAAAATATATACCGTCATTTTCTTTTCTATGTGATTCTGAAAAATTATATGGTATATATTTTTTATATTCCAATAAATCATCAAAAATACAAGTTAATCGTCCGTCTGCTGATGAACCATCGCCTAACCACACACCTAATGTATATGGATCAATTTTTATTTCTTTTTTTGGATATTGAACTGGTTCTGATACTTTTATTGAAAATTTAGATACTTCTTTATTTCTACTATCAATGAAAGTTGCAGATTCATCGAATATTTCTTGCGTTGTTAAAACCACAGGGGTTTTGTTTCTGCCTTGTTTTCTAACTTCCCATAAATGTTCTGCATCAGCAACAACAGTCGCACCATCATCAAAATATAATTTATAACAATCGTGATTATTGAAAATATCAGAAATTGCTGATATTTTTATTGGAACACCTTCATCAGAAAAAACATAATCACCAACTTTTAAATCACCCATTGTTTTCCATCCACTAGGTGATGGAATTTTAGTATCTAATGGTAATGCTTTTCCTGCTTGTCTAGCAGTTGTAATAATATTAAATCTATTATCCTGAAACCCACGAATCATTTGTTTTTGATAGTCATATAGATTAAAGTTTACAAGACCCTCATTAACATTTATAATTTTCATATATGTTTCAATAAAATATACTGGGTCTTCAGAGCATTTTACATATTCTTGAACAAGTTCAGGAGTCCAATCAATTTCTTGATTGATTCTCTTTAGATTAATATTACCTTTATAACCTTTAGCATCTATATCACTGTTCTTCATTCTTCATATTCTTTAATAATTTTTGAAGTTCTGCTGTACTTCCAACGAATAAATTATTATTAATTGTTTTTGCTTTACCTTCAGGAGTAATATCTAATTCTTTGATTTGTCTTATTTTTTCTTGTAATTCTAACAAATCTTTATTTGCTTTAACATTTGTTTCTATAAGTTTTCCTAGAACTTCAAATGCCCTTGGTTGTTGAGATCTTTCAGCAAATCCTGCTAATAAATCAATCGCTTCTTTTGAAGCATCAATCATATCGTGAATATTTTGGCGAGCAGAAACAAAATCAGAAACAGAAGTATCATCTTCTTCTATTACTAATTCTTTTTTCTCTTCTTTTTCTTGTTTTACTGGAGGAAGTATATCTAATGCTTCACCAATAGGATCTTCTTCATCATTCAATTTTCTATTCTCCATTCAGTTCTTCCCAATTATATATACTGATAACATATCCATAGTTATCATCTTCTTCAATTTGCGAGAATGGAACTGTTACTCCGTCTGGAGCAGATATTGTAACTGTTGGTGCTGAAGTATATCCAGAACCACCACTTGTAATATTAAGTTTTACAACTCTATACTCACTTACATTTGCTGTTGCAGTTGCAGTATTACCAGATGGTGATGCTGAGAAAGTAACAGTTGGATTATCAATATATCCATACCCATCTTCATCTATTGTAACATATGAAACAACACCATTTTCAATTGATGCATTTGCTGTTGCTGTAACAAATAATTGATTATTACCAAAAACCGTTGGTTTATTATTAGAAGTCAGTCCAGGTTGAACTGTGACTCTTTCTGCAACTGCAGTATTACTTGCACTGTTTCTTCTTAATGTGCTTGTTGTATTAGAGGATGCATATGTAATATCAACTGTTCCACCATATCTTTCAGTGGATAGTTTAATACCAGTAGAGTTTGCTTGAACAACATAATATTTTGAACCACTGGTTAGACCAGTAATTTGAGAATTTCCATCTGCATTTGCATAAACAAGATAATCTCCATTAGCAAATGGTTGATTTTTTATTGTGATAAAATCTGTTGTGCTATTTACATTCTTACCCGAAATAACTGTAAGTACTTCTTCTTGTAAATCATAATCACCAATTCTTTTAGGGATATAGAAGTTTGTATTTGCAAATTTGATAATAGCAGAAGATTTCACAGGACCATATAGATAACCCTTTAATGTTAAATCTAGAGACCAAATAATTGCTCTTCTTTTTGTATATGCTTCATCATAATTATCAGAATAGTTTATTCTATCAAGAATAACTGGAATATCCATAATCATTTCAACTTCTGGAACAAGTTGAACTGTTGTTGTCCAATCGGGTGTAAAGTATGGAAGAATTTGTTCTACTATTTTAGAAGCATCTTCTGAGTGATTAGCATAAACATATACTTTAAATTCTATGTTATATGGGACTGGATTATATTGGTATTTTCTTTTATCTGGTGTTGTCGGATCTTCAACAACTGTTCTAGTGACAGTATTTAATTTTCTTGAACCATCATATGCCATTTGACCTATTTCAAATGAGATCATAGGTAGTGGCATTACTGCAGTTTCTCTATCAAGACCAGAGTCTTGTATTACTCTAGCAAACATTTTATCTTTTGGTGCATATGTTATAGGAACTCTTATAAACTTTGTTACAGCATTAGTACTATCGGTTCTCTCAATATAAATGTCGTTGAAAAGCGTTCCTACAAGTGCAACATATTTTCTTATTAGACTGTGATAAAATGTTTGACCAAACATTAAATATTTCCTTCACTGAAAGGATCTTCTGTTGAGAAAAGAACTATGTTATCTGATTCTTCTTGTATTTCATCACTATCATCTGCTGGAATCAAATCATCAACTGCTTTTCCTTCAAGTATAATATATTCTGAATCTTCTGTAACAAGATAATCATCTGCTTCATCTTTTATAGAGAAATCAAGTGCATTCATAGAGAACTTTGATTGAATAATATCAATTTCAGGAATACCTGTATTGAATGTTTCATTTGAATATTCAAATAATTCACAAGTAACTTCCCAAGTTTGTAATGCTCCTAACTGATAAAACATTTCATATTTGTTTACAAATTTAATTTCAAAACATCTATCATTCAATGGAAAATAAATCAGGTCTCCTTCATTAGGTCTTACCTGATCTGTAAATGTTCCAACTTCTTGTGAAAATATTCTTTGTGCCATAGAAAAAACAACTTGGTTTCGTATTTCTATACCAAACCTTGACATAAATTCACCATCACCAGAAAATCCATCTATGGATTTAATATACATTTCCATAAAATGTGCTGAGTTATATGCTGCTTGGTCATCTTCACCATAGATATCATCATACGATGTTCTAGTAAGAGGAATATAATATACATCGTGTCCATAAATCTTTATGGATTCAATTACTAAATTTTCTAGTAACAATTGTTCCTGTGAAGAGTTAAAATTGTTGAAGAAAAAATTAGTTGCCACTATAAATATCTCTCTTTATTGTGCTTACATTTTTCATAAAGTCAAGGACTGGAAAGACTGTAAATTTTGTAATATATTATATAATGTTGGTAAACTTATACCTAATCCTACAAAAATTCCGATCATATCTGTTATAGGAAGTGAATATGTAGATATCATTTCTCTTTCTAAATTTTCTCTTTCGGCAATTGCTTCATTGTAAATCTGTTGTCCATTAAACTTCAAACCTCCAGGCATTTGCATACCTTCAAACTTTTTAAGATTTTCACCCCATTGTTGTTTAATAAGACATTGTGTATATCTACCCAACCATCTATCTGCCCAAGCATCTGTATAAGTATCTGGATCTACAACTTGATATGCTTCTGCTAAAAGATAATCCCCAACATTAAATCTATCCCAATCCATATCAACATGGAGTTTATTTACATGGCGATTGTAACGAATAGGTTTTTTACCAACCAAAAGATATTCTAGAAATTGTATGTGTTGAATTGCCATAAAATATGGAACCATAGAAACAGA